CCTGACCTTAGTTTAGCAAAAATCTACCAGCTATAATGTTTTTCCACACGATAATCCGAATACCCTTAAAATACTTGTGTAATGTGTTTGTTTAACTAAATGTACCCCAGTCTTTACCAACTTCGCCAGTTTTACTATTCCATGTTTTCACTGGAATATACTTACGTTTACCACTTACCGTGTAACCTAACCAAATGTGACCGTCCTGACGAACAATCTCGTCATAGTTACACTTCCAACCAGGATTCGCCCAACCACCTTCAGGTGCTGATCTAAATGGACTGCCAAAGCGACTCATAACTCTAGTGCTACCGTTTTTCCATGCGCCTTTTTTCTTCATATACTGTGTACCATATTTATTTTTCTTCCAGCCACCAGTATTCACTGATTCCTTCTTGCTTGCCGGTTTAGCAGATGGCTTACTAGCCACTGTACCTTTATTTAACGCATTGAGATGCGCCTGTACACGGTTTCTGAATGCTTGATAAGTGCCTGTAGCGTGCATCTTGTGCGGGCAGTCTTTGCCTGACCAGTCATAGTGACGTTTCAGTCTGTCCATTCCCCAACCGTATTGTTTAAGCACGTGAGCGATATATAATGCTGCGTTTTCCTCTGCTGCTTTATATCTGGCTGATTTAGAGCCTGAATATCCATTATCCATTGAGTAACAAATTTCGATGCCGATTGAACGCATATTACCATTACGAAGGCCGTCACCTGCGTGCCAGGCTGTGCGATTAAACGGGATGAGTTGTACTGCTTCTTTATCGTCTATAGCTACATGATAGCTCACTTGCGCGTTATTATTGTTATGATACGCTGCTTCGTTACGAGCAGATGCCGTGTTCCCTGTATTGTGGACAGTGACATATAACGGATTCATTGCGTATGGTGCTTTAATACCGTATTTACTTGTAGGCAACATATTATTTACTATTTTGTAAGCCATTATTTGACCTCCTCATCGGGCTTGAAGCCTTCAAATTGTGTTTCGTCTGCTTCTTCCGGGTTTTCCACTGGTTTTATGTCTTCGCCGACACCGCCGAATTTTTGGTTACGAGTAAATACATCGTCGCGTTCTTTTTCTGCTTGAGTTTTCTCTGCCATACTTATCACTCCTATTTTTGATATAAAAAAAGACACCTCGTATGAGATGTCTACTTACGCTCTTTCTTGCGTTCTAATACGACTTGTGCTTCTTCAGACGCCTTAGTGATGTTGTTGTTTCGATACCATGTGTAGATAGCTGACGCTGTTAGCGCAAGTGTTGATACACCTTCGTATATCTGTTCTTCAGAGAATGGCAACGGATTGTATCCGAAACTTACTAACGCTTGGTTAGCTAATAAAATAACAAGCACCACTAAGCGGACTAATCCAGCTGTTTTATTGTTTTTTGGATTCGCTATTGTTCTCACCTCCCCTAAAAAAAGAATTGCGCTAGACCAAATGCAGCCGCCCCTAATGTGGACACCGCACCAATCAGCGCAATAATTATTTTTGTGTTTTGGTCTTTCTTAATCTTTTGAGTTTCTTCGATGCCTTTCAGTCTCTTGCTCTGGTCCTTCTGCTCATATTCAATACCAACAATCCGATCTTTGTAGCCCGCCATTGTTGTATTTAATGTTTCCATCTTGCCATCGATACTCTCCAACGTCTTATTCAATGGCTTCTGACTTTCCATAAAAGTATGCAGAAGCAACTTCAAATCACTGTGCTTATCATCGTGCTTGCTATCTACCTGATTAATGCGTTTGTGCAGAGTACCTTTTGTTTGCTCTAACTCATGCCTTAATACATACCTTTCATCTGCCACACACGCAACCCTCCTAAAAATGCCAACATACCATTCATGCCGCTCAAAGTAATATACTGCACGGGTGTAAGCCAATTGACGGCATTCCCGAACCCTGCAATCGTAATGATAAAGTAAGCGACTGATGAACCGAGTCCGCCGATTAAAAGAAACCATGCAAAACTAATAGTTGTATCTCTTTTCGGAAGTGTCAAACTGGCTCCGATGACTAATAAACCGCTCAGAGTAAAAATGACTCCCCAACTCCATAACGGCATCGCATAATTCAATGTGGTGTACAAAGTAGAATCTGATATCGATCTGCCGTTTTCCATTACCCAAAATATGCCACGTTCGATAGTAAACAACCCGGATGCGAACAACATAATACTAGCGATAGTTTCGGCATAGCTCATTTTCTTTTCAATCCCAATCACACCCCTTTCTGCATAATAAAAAGCCCACGGTTATTCCGTAGGCTCTAGTACATCTTCTGCACTCTTGAAATCTTCGTGCGTTTTCAACATCATATACGCACATTTGAATATTGGATTGTCATGAATAAATGTTTTATCGTACTCGCTAAACGTGTATGACCGTGTTTGTATTAATGGTATTGTGTAATCTAGCTTAGCTGCTTCCTGTGAAGCGTAACCAGTCACTACAATTTCAATGTCTTTGCGATTAATGACAACCCTATCCACACGATAGTAAATACCATCCAATTGTAAGCCCGTTTGTCCGTCATGATTCTGTGTTATTGCCATGTCCTTCACTCCTTATATGTTATCCGGGAAGTCCGTCAAGAATCGGTTAGCAATGTGCATTCTCACTTGACTACCTTGTCTGGATTTCATTTTAATCTGGACGCTGCCAGTTGTCGGTCTATCGAGTGGCTCGCCCAAGTCAATGCGTAACCAACCATAATGCGTGCCACCGCCTAAACCTTCTGTGGAGAAATAATTCGATGTTTTACCATCCGCCGTTTCCATTCGAGCATCCACAACGTCATCGTAACCCCAATTGTTAATACCCACTGCGACAAATAGCCAACGTGCTTCATGGATAAAGTGTTCTAAATGAACAGTTACATACTGTGTCGAAGTCGTTCTGAACCAACTGTCGCCTACCGTAACTTCTGCACTAATAAAGCCAGGCTCACGTGCGGTCATTGTACTTGAACGGTTTAACATACCGTCGATAATGCTTCGTCTACCGGTTTTAGTTTCAATCATCACATGTCCTTGCTTGTGGTAAGTTCGCGTTGGACTAATTTCCGTATATTTATCCGAGTTCGTCTTGCTCGCTACCTTAATCGTACTACCCGTCATATTCAGATAGCCGTCTGCAGATTCGATATTCATTTCATTCGTCAGCCACAACGTGCCTGCAAATAGTGCATCAGCGTATATACCTTGTGCCGTTGCTATCGTCTTAGGAGTACGTCCGCCGTCCTGCGAAATATACCAACCTTCACTGTTTACACCGAAAACATGGTTAGGATTCGTCTTACTAATCGCCATCATTCCGAAGTCGCCGAAAGTTATTTCTGAACTTGCCGCATGAATCGCATTGATCATATCCATGCCGATTTGTTCTAAACTGATAATCGGCAATTTCAACTTACCTGTGAGTAAGTCGCGGAAGTTTTTAGACAAACTATTTATTTTCGCTTTATGTCTTTCACCGATAGACTGGCTTCCGAAAGTGACATCACAAGCGATAATATTATCCTTCTCATCGTATGTCGTCACGATCTTGTGCAAGCGGATTTCCTGTTCTAAATTGATACGTTCATCGTGTAGCCATACCCTATCGCCTTTAACTGGCACTGCAATGTCATAAATCTTGCGGACATCGTGTAGCGTTCCTTCGATTGTGACTGCAAGGGAATCTTCGACAGCTTGTGCCATTGCTTCATCTAATGTGGAAGTCTGCGTTACTCGCCCGTCTACAATTGGCGGACCTTCCCACTTGCCGACTACATCAGCTAATGGATGTGTATACTCACGCTTCAACTTCGCATTCTTAAAGTAATCTTCTTCGCCTTCTTCAAAGTTCCCGAAACCTTTAATATGCGTAAAGTATTCGCTGGCATCAGTCGTGCTTGATACGTTACTCGCATTGAGTTTGTATTTATACATGAAGTTCGTATCATTTCCGATTCTGTGGTGCATATACACCGTTCTGCCTTGAATGATAAATTCATAGTTGTAGCGGTCTAAAAGACGTTTAAACAATTCTAATCGGTTTGCACCTTTGCCGAAGCCTTCCCACGATACCGCAGGACTAAAATCGACTAACGCAAAGTTAAACCCTGTACCATCGAATACTGTTCTAAATGCACTGTTCGCCGTGTGTGAGCCATCGTGGTTTTCATGAATAATCGACTTGGAAAATTCCCAATAAAAAAGAGGCATCGCTCTAACATTTAAGTTAAAGCTATGCCTTCTCGTTTGTCGTTTGACGTTCACGGCTTTATATGTGACGTTGTTATAATCAAATTCCCACAGTTTATCTATACTAAGTAAATCTAAGTTGTTGTTTTTCTGCTGCGGTATTTTTAATTCTAAATCGTCCTGTCCGTTTAATTCTGATGTGTGGACTTTAGTAGCAAGTAAAGGATATTCGTTATTTTGATAATCTCTTGCAACGATCACTTTATCACCTACCTTGTGTCAATTGTGAATCTCGTTTTCGTGTGCAATACATCACCGTTGCTAACACTTTCACCGTTGGTGATTGAGTTAAAGTAAATCTTATTGTATAAGACCTCTTCCACTTTTGAAACTGGTGTGCCTGTACTCACCATATCCAAAACTTCTGCGCGGACATGAACGTTTGTACCCCATACACTGATACGTTTAATATTTTTGCGCCACTCGTGAATAGGGCTGTTTTGAGTTAGTACATTTTCTTCAAGATCTATATCACTGATTGCCCGGTTTGTGTAGTGTTTAGATACAGGCGCCATAGACAAGTACGCATACAATAAAGTTGCATCCCTTAACATCACGACTTTACTGTCCATTGTCATTTCCCCAGGACGAGCAGCATCAAAATAAAAGGATTTAAAGTGACGGGCTAAAGGTGTTAAAGTGCTGTACGTTTTAGAATCTCTATACACAGTGCTTGCGGCGACAAATTCAATGCGTTCATAGCTTTTTAATTCTTCTGTAATCTCCGTAACTAAAAGACCATCTACATACACATTCATGTAATGCTCTATTTCATCACCATGTGCAATACCTCCACTGCCATCTGATACGCCGCTTTCTCTGATAGCGATATCCCATGCACCCGGTGTCACAAGATGCTCATTTTCCTTGATTGTGCCGTCCACATCCATCCAGCAGCTCATTACGCCATATATTGTGTTGACCTTAACATTACTCTTGTCATCACTACCGGAATAAGGGATATCTACAGATTTAATATGGTAACGTGCATACCTGATTTGATTATTGCTTGATCTGACATACACATAATATCCATCTGACACTTTTTGTGCCATCAATTTCGGATATTCCATGGATGACGGCAACATTTTATTTTCTGCCATCGCTAAAAAGTGTGGTGCAATCGCACCAATCCATGAGCCTTGATACTTAGATAGCAGCAATATTTTAGAATCACTGTAAAACGCTCCAACACCATACTCGATAGAACTTAACGGTGGCAAAGTGCCTTTTTTAAGGACTAAAGGATCATCATTATAGTCAACATACAAAGTTTCTTGATTTTTTAATTCAAATGTTTCATTTATGATTCGTTTAGATGTCATTCCTGCGCCCATAAGAATCTGCAGGTTTGCAATCGTTCCGTTTGCCCCCTCTGCATCCCAAGACGTGTTTTCAAAAGTGGCACCAATTTTAAAAGCAGTGTTGTCTATGGTTTTGCTAAAATCATCTATTTGTCCTATTGTCGCATCTAACTGCCTTGACATATAGTTTAAATGATTCCTTCCTTCTCTTGTCCAATTACTCGGAAATATAAACGCCATTTTTTCACCCCATTAAAAAGAAACCACCTATGAATGGTGACTTCCAGTTATTTGTATAAATATTTAAAATCAAATCTTATTTCTTCAAATGTGCCGTTCAGTATTTCAAATTGATTATACCCGGGTACTAAACTAATAAACCTTCGGTTAGTATCCCTGAATATATTTGTAATGCTACCCAAGCTGATTACCATGCCTTGTATTCTGAAATGACTGCCTTTGCTCTCTCTTTTTAAAATGACTTCTTCACCGGTGGTTAGGTTACGAATAGTAAAATTATTATCAGATTGAACAGCATTGGCGTTAATATTCAACATCATACTCTCCGGCTCGACTGTGACGTTACCTGCGTTGTAGACGGTGAATGTCTGCGCCGATGGTTCGAATCCTGTATGATTATCACCTTCCTCCAATTTCATCCGTACCCTGTCACCTTCTATATAATCTAGTGGGATAGAATAACCATCCATCGCAATTAACGAAATAACTAATTTAGTGCCTCTAGCAATAAATGAATTTGATGTCCCACGGCTCCGAGAAAAATAGAAAGTCATATTTCCTTCGTCATCAAAACAATGCACCATATAGGTATTAATTCTAGAATTATAAGTTGAACTGTCGTGGATAGTGTACCTCCGTCCATCTACTATCGGAATTGCTTCCCCCATCTTTAAACGAATATCAATCGAATTATTATTATTAGAGCCACTAGACCACCGTGAACCGTTTTCCCAATTTCCCTCGTTCAAAGGAATCAAATTTGGATTAAACGCACTCTGCGGCTCAAACCGATACTTAACTTTCTCGTCATCGATGTTATCGACTAATCCGTACTTTTCAGCGGTTGCGGAATAACCTGTGTCATGTAGTTCTAGTGTGGTGTAGATCGTTTCAAAGTAAGGAGATTCAGTTGTTTCAAATTCGACCGTAAACGTGCTTACAAGCGTTGTATCATCTATTTCAGGACTATTTACCATAGTCACTTTAATTTGCTTGCCATTGACGTATTCTGGCGATTCTAATTGAAGTTCACCTGTGCGTTGCCCCATACTTTCGTATTCAACTTCCACACTTTTGATACGCATCTCACGCAACATAAGTTCGCCATCGAATAATTCATTGATTGCATCTCTTAAATGCGCGACATCTTGCATATCGTATGCTGTTGCTTGAACAGTCAGCGTAATCGTTCTATATTCATCTTCTGAATGATAATTAATTCTTCCAGGTCGACCATCTGAATACTCACTGCCTGTCCGTTTTTTAATGCCTGAAGACATAAAAGAAAGCACTTCTAGTGAAGTGCCTGTCAATTCGTTGTCCGACACTAAATACGATGTGCCATTTTTAATTAATTCTGCATCGATTGTCCTAATTTAAAGCACCTCCTAGAATGCTAAACTTTCATCTATTCCGTCTTCTTCCTGAATATAACTGCGGATCATCTCAACATCGCCTTCATTGCGCACAGTCACATTAACCTGTGGTCTTTGCGTTTCGATGCCTGATTGGATGTCTGCATCCACTGTACTGCGTAACTCACGATTGAAGTTTCCAATCTGACTATCTATATCAGCGGTAGTCGTTAAGTCCGGTGCAAACGAGTTTGTCATATCTCTAGCTACATCCGTAACAGCGCCAACTGTCCGATTTGCCATGCGGTTAATACCGATTTCCAAACCTTGCATAGTGTACTCACCGAATGAACGGAACACACGTGATGGAGAGTTGATACCGAGTAGGTTTTTAGCACCTGCAATGGCATCTCCTACAACAGATTTAGCAGCGTCTACCGCAGCGCCTGCCATATTTTTAATACCGTTGACTAGCCCACGAATTAAATCAGCACCTGCACTTACCATATCGCCGACAAATCCAGTTACAGAAGATACTATTTGACTACCCATAGATACCACTGCACTCACTGCATTTGCACCACCAGACACGATAGCGGAAACGAATTGTGACATTCCCGAAGTGATGTTCGATACAATTTGTGATACGAAACTCACAATGCTACTAATCGCTGACGATACAAACGATGAAATCGCAGACAGCGCACTTACTGTGCCGGAAATAATTGAGCTCACAAAACTTGCCATCGCACTAATGATAGTTGAAACGATATTTGCTCCGAAAGAAACGATTGAACTGATGCCCGATGCAATAAAACTAACTATTGCATTGAGTGCGCTTGCAGTACCACTAATGATAGATGATACGAACGATGCCATCGTTGAATTGATACTGCTGATAATACTTGCGCCGAATGCGACGATGCTAGCTATAGTTGAAGCTATCCACGTAACAAAATTATTTTTAGCTTCAACCAGTTTCATTGCAATAGACAATGCAAATTGAGTTAAAGCGGATGTTACTGTTGAAGCTAATTGTATGCCCCAAGCAACTATCGCAGCGATCACTCCCGCTATCCATTCCGTGAATTTCAAGTAAGCCGTAGCAAGTCCTGTTGCAATTGTTACGACAATCGCATTCAGAGCTGCAGAAAATATGCTTTGACCTTGTTCTCGGAAAACGTTGAACCACATGATAATTTCATTGACTTTATTCATAATAAATGTTGAGACGAATGACCAAACCGTGTTGACAATGTTTCGGAACCATTCAATTTCGTTGTAGGCGGCCACTAAGGCAATAGCAAGCATACCTATAGCAGCGATTACTATGCCCACCGGTCCTGAAAGTAATGTGAATGCACTGCCAAGTAAGGCGATTGCACCTTTAACAAGACCACTACTTATAAAAATTCTTGAGAACAATTTTATAAGTGGCACCAGAACATGTGTTACTAATAGAACTGCTGGAGCTAATGCCATTAATATACCGGCTAATGTAGTTATAACTCCTATAACTTGTGCCACTATTGGATTCGTTTTAAACAGTTCCGCCGTCCAGGCAATAATCGCATTAACAACCTCGAGGACAACTTGTGCGATTGGAGCCATAGCAATTGCAAAGTTCACTACCATCATGACAATGTTCCCGATCAGACCAACAACCGTTGGTCCATTCGTTTGAATGTAATCAATGAATTTCTGGAACCCGTCCGATTCTTTAATTGTGGCCGACCATTCTCTGAATCGCTCCATCATATCGACTAATCCATCTAAAACAAGTGAACTGTTCTCTCCAAAAGCAGCGAATAAATCAATAATACCGTGAAAGGCATCGCCAAAAATAGAACTAATCTTCGGCATATTCTCATTCACATAATCCGTAAATGCTTTAAAACCGTCATTTTCTGCCATACGAGCTGACCAGTCCGCAAACTTAGTGCCCATATCCTCGAATGCACCGGCGACATTTTCAATCAATGGCATGCCGGCGTTGACCATATCGACTAAACCTTTACCGAATTGCCCCAATCCGTTAATGACACTATCGAATACCGTTGAGCCTTTCGTACTCATGTTGTCGTAGAAACGCAGCATTGTTGGCGATTCTTTCATGAACTCTTTAAATTTGTTCGTCATACCTGTCATGGATTGAACCACATCGTTGATAAATGGTGTTAAGCCTTCTAGTGCAAACTGCGCCCCATAGATAGCTTGTCCCATCTGCATAAATATCCTGTCGATATTCTGGTCTACAATGCCACTCCATGCCGATTTAATACTGTCTAAGGCTCGTGTGAAAGCGCTGGATGACTCTGTTGCTTCAAAGGCTTCATCATTGTAACGCGCCAGTACAGAAGCGACTAAGCCGCCATATGCAGCTGCGCCTAAACCTGCCACACCTAATGCACCCACAAATCCAAGTAAGTTACCGACCGTCACACCTAAAGCATTACCGAGTGCCATAATTGCTGAAGTTAAGCTTGCGATAATCGGAATTAGAGCACTAAATGATGCAAGTAATCCCCCACGAATGACATTACCCAGTACAATCCCGACTGCAGAAATCATCTTTGCAAGTCGCATGAGCTCATTTTGGAAGTTATCGTTCATCCGGTCGACATCATCGACGAATCTTCTTAGGTTATTCCGAGCTCTATCTACTCTGACAATTACGTTTTTTACTATGTTTCTTGCCGAAAAACGTCGAGCGAGTGCTTCCGCTTGTAGTAGTCCACGGCGGAACTTACTGATGTCAGCATCAACTTCAGTTTCGATTTCGTTAGGTAATGCCGTAGCCATCGCTTGCGCTTTCTTAACATTACGCTCAAAATTACGGATATTCGCTTGAATTTCTGCGATAAATCGACTGATGTTATCCATCGCTCCACTCCTTTCTTACTTATCTATTTTGAATTTTTATTATCTAACCAACGTTGCAATGCTCGTTGTCTGACAATGCGTTTTGCACTTTCATGCTTGCGTTTTTGTTCTTTATCAAATTCATAAGACGATTTAGTTTGATTGATCAGCGCACGTTCTTCATCAAGTTTTTTACTGATAGCTTTAACGTTTTTGCCATTGTTTAATTGAGCGAACATAATGGATTGTGTACGCATATCTTCCAGGCCGTCTAATCGGCGGTGTCTGGCACCTTTAATCATTTGCTCCCATTCGTGCGGGGTCAGTAATTCCAACTCTTGAACAGGAATATATCCGATTAACTGGATTGTCTTTTCAATCACATAATCAAAATCTAAGCCTTGACTTCGTACGGCGGATTGCCTGTGATTTCCTCGTACAGTTCCTTGAACATTTCGATTGAATCCTTCTGTTTGTCTTTCTCCTCGCCTTTCAGCTTCGAGTAAGAACGATGCATCATGAACCATAGTGTCTGTAGCTTTCCCTTGTAGTACCCACCCTCATTGAGTAAGCGTAAAGCTCCAACAAAATAAGGGTGTAAGTCTGATTCATCCGCAATATCTTCAATCGCTTCAGCAATATCTTCTAAAGATGGCGCTTCTTTTTTATAATGTGATGTCCCACAATGCCAGAACTTAACAAGCGCATCAGGGTCTTGCTGCATAAGCCCCATAAAGATAGATGTCACTCCGTCACCTTTTTGTTCTTTACCTGTTTCTTCATTCAATTCATTTTTAGCGTACTTTTCAGCCGTTTTACCAAATAAATAAGTCCCTTTTGCTTTATATATATTGTCGTTAATTCTTAATTCCTTAATCGCTTCAGTCATAAAAATCTTCCTTCCAATTCAAAATAGATAAATAAAAAAGAGTGGCAAAAGCCACCCTGTTATTAAACTTCTTGTGTCGTTGCATTTTCCAAATCGCCTGTTGCAGCACCGATTTCTTCGTATGCGACTTGTCCTGCTAGAGATGGATCTAAAATTTCATCTGGTAGTTTCGGTTCTTCACCATCTGCCGAGTTAAGTTTCACTTTAAGCGATACTTCGATTGTGTCGGATTCATCATCTACAGATAATGAGCGTGACTCAGGTATTACATAAGCGAAAGTTGAATTGTGCTTAGCTGTCTCGCCTGTTCCGATTAAAGTATTGTCGATAATCCAGAACCGCATCTGTCTACCATATTTACATGCATCTTTAAAATCTCTGTCTGCTGTAAAGGTTGGATCATAAGGGAATGTCACCGAAATTGTTTCTTCGACTACGCCCCCACTCCAATCTTTACGATTGCCTTTGATTGATTCTCTTAATTCGTTCTCAATTTCATGCGAGAACTCACTTGTGCCAGTCATGACATAATTTTCAGCTGTCGCTTGTGCTGTTGGAACGCTTGTCGGAATGCCGAGTAATGTCCATTTATCTACTGCCATTTACTTCATCTCCTCGTTAAATGTTTAACGACATACCGCAATTGCAATATGCCGTGTGATGTTTCTAAATCTATATCTGGAATCGTCTGTTTATTAATCAGTCGTATTCTCTCGACTTCGTAATATTGCATGACCGGATTAGCTGTCGCATAGTGTTCTAAATCGGTCAGCAAGCCGCGTGTTTCATCCGTTGTTGTATACCTACCGGAACGATGATACAGATGCAATGTGAGTGAGATTTCTTCCGTATGCGAAGCACTGGAATACGCTCTCGATACACTAGATTCTCCGACAATGACATATGTGAATGGTGTAATCTTGTTCATGTTTTCGTCATAGCCGATACCGTCTTGCTGTCTGTCGTAAATATTTCCATTCACTTTCTCCATCATCGGGGACTGCAATAGATTATTCATGACTGACCGTGCTAAATCTTGTTCAGCTGATTTATATCGTTGCACCTGCATCACCCCCTAAAGTAGTTTTTAAAGTATTGTTCAGTAATATCCATCGTTGGCTGCCAGAAAGGCTGCGCAACCATGCCATAAGTCGTGAAGAATTGACCATCTTTGTAATACGTCCACGGTATTTTTTTAGCTCGTGAACCTCCTGAACCAGTCGCATGAATTCCGGTGCCATACTCAAGGTAAATCGCAATAGGAGAGCCCACTAATACAGTGCCGTTAAAGCCTCTGTATGTTGATTCAATGGAATCCCTGGTATCACCTGTATCGACCGCTATACGTCGTCTTGATTCGTCATAAGCGAGCTCAGTAGTCGTTTCGATACCGCGCTCTACCCAATCTTTCACATCATTTGACCACTCTTCTAAATCAACAACGATTCTATTCGTTCGAGCCAAATAATCACGCCCTTTCAACCGGCGCACTTAACACTTCATTCTGGCCGCCCTGGTCTTGCAAATCGCCTTTAAACTTGTACTTCACATCACCATAAAAAAACACATCAGACCGAGTAATATCCGTTCCAAACGGGATATAAAGTACACGATCTAATGTGATATTTAAGTTGTGATAATTAATCTGCTGCGATGATGTCGGTGTGTCCATGAAGCCTTGAATCATGTGTTCAGATTCTGTAGTAACTTCTTTCCACGGGTAGACTGATTTATCAACGACTGTTTCAGAGCGAATGACTTTGAGTTCATGAGGAAATTCATCATGTCTGCTATTTGAATACATGAAACTTCGCCCTCTTTCGCACTATAAACCTATCTAGCAGGCTCATTAAGTGTTTCGGGTAAGTTGTTTCATGTTCAGCATAAGTGTAGCTGACAGAACCCATAGAACGTGACTTTAAGTTGCCTTTCACATCCGCCCGTTGATTATGTTCGATTGCACCTGCAATGAACTTCGCAATGGCAAACGGGAAGGCCTCAAATCCTTCAAAATCATTATTTGTCTGATACTTCACATCTTCGAGTAAATCGAGGACATCTTTCTCAAACAAATCCGTTTTAGCTTCATCAATGACAATGCCGTTTGCTTCCAGTAACTCACGGACCTCACTAATCAGAGTTTGTGACATTAAATCACTCCTCTTCTTTTTTAGTTGTCTTCTTACGTGTGGGCTTCACTTCTTTGTAACCTTGAGGCGCATAAACCACTCTATACGCCTTTTCAGTTACTTCCAGAGTTTTACCGTCTTTTTCAACCTTAATGATTTTAGACATTAAATCACTCCTATATTTTTTATGCACCAGTGTCTGCTGCAGGTGTCAACGCTGCGAAAGCATCTGGTTTAACGTTCATGAATGCTACGTGCATAGTTGCTCTTAGAGCGAACATATCACGCTCGAAAAGTGATACTGGCTGTCCTGATGCATCGTCAGCAGTTAAAGTAGTGAGTGTTGCATCTTCAGATATAGCGTACTCAATCCCTTGAAGGATACCGTAACGTGCATAGTCCCAATCTCCGAACAACGCTTGCGCTTGCGTTTTGTCGAATGAAGCGCCTTGTGTGTATGCAATTGGTAATCCGAGCAGTTCGTTCTGACCGTCAAATACTGGCTGGCCGTTGTTATCTAAAGCGCCGCGCATTTTTCCGCGGAATGAACGTGTAGATAGAATGCCGTTCGGATCATGTTCGTTTTCTTCAATCAGTGACAGCGCACCGTTTGCATCTGCATACAGGTTACCTGTGTCAGCAACGATATTACCTTCTGCAGTTGCACCTTCAAAGATTGATGTGCCTGACGCGCCGTATGGTGTATCTTTGCCGAATAGTGCAGCAGCATCAAACTTCTTGTAGAATGTTTCAGCGATTAATGGGCGCACTTCGTTAAAGAAGTCTTTTGCCGTGTAGCGTAAGAACTCTTTAGAAAGTGGGATGATCACACCAACTTTCTTAGCTTCCATTTCAGCTTGTACATACTGTGGTTTAGAAGTCTGAATACGTTCAGTCTCTGATACCCAGTAAGCACCTAAGCCTTCTGCTAAGTACGTGAATGTCTTTTTAGGTGCTGTCATTGGTTCAGCTTTCGCAAGTTGCATCACTGCTGAACCTTGCATCACATCTTTAACAACTAAGTTACCTTGTTCCGCAGGAATAAATCCTGTCTTTGCATCTTGTAGTAATACGTTATCTGGTGTGTAATTTGGTACTGCCATAGTTAATCGTCTCCTTAAATTTTATTGCGGATATTGGCTTCCGCCGCCATTTCCATAATGGACTGTGCTTGTGGTACTGATGCACCTGCACCGTCAATGACATCTCTGCCACCGGCTTTAAAGCGTTCATCGCCTGTGCGCTTATTCTTACGTTTCCAGATGCTATATAACACTTTGAACTGATAACGCAGTGCCGCTGTCATCTTTCGTTCAAACGTAATACATTTATTCTCCAAAGCCATTAACTTTAAATGCATACCAATAACAGGTACATTGCCGTTAAACTCATCGCTATTGAAGTTGACTGACTTCGCAAAACGCATGATATTTTTCTCTAGTCTGTTCAAGTGATTTTCAATCATCGTGTCATTGACATCTTTTGTTAGGTACTTCACATCTTGTTTATCATCGTATAACTCGAAAGCGCCTGACTTCTGCACTTGTTGGATTTCTTCTTCATCCATGCCCAAACCTTTAAGCACCAGGTAAGCTAAACGTGTCTGACTAATCTCTGATGAAGCATCGGATAATGTTCTATCGTAGCCATCAATCAATGCAATCACACGTTCCACATCGCCTATCATCTCTTCATTGTTTGGTACACCAAATAGAGGATTGTAATCAGCTAAACTGTCAAAACGTTGTTCAAACCGCACGGATTCTTCCCCGCCACGAAATCGATGATAAAATCCTTGCTCATCGTAAAAATCAGCTTGATAAACAACTTCGCCTGTCTTTTCGTTCTTTATAGGGAAATAATGCAATGAGTATTCAGGCTCGGATATGTCTTCACCTAAGAATACTACGTTGTATGGTTTAACGTTCTTAATGCGTTCATTACCTTCAACATCAATGTAAATAATTCGTGCAGCGTAACCACATATCGCAGCCATCTTGCCTAACTCTGAATCTTTGTCAGGTGCATTGTTTAATAGATTAAACTGCTTAATTAATTTCGTTTCTTCATCATCTTCATCTTTGTAAACAATTGGCACACCGTGTAGGTAGCCTGTTCGAGTATCCACAATTTCCACATCAAATGCGTTATTCAATTTGTTATTGATGAACTGGTCGATTCGTCTGACATTCCCGCCAGTTTCAAAGTCCTCATATTGGTTTTTAGGTTCATGCTGAAATACCGGTATTGCTTCCTGTTTCGCTTTATAACGTTCATACAGCTCAATCATTCTGTCGCGGTCTGGTTTATGCTTTTGAATCAATTGTTCAATATGTTTAGGCTGTATGCCTTGCTCTTTGATTTCTCTAATGAGTTCTGTGTCGTTCATCGTTTCATCGGGTCTCCTTTCAATCGTCGCGGTTTCATAAATGTATATATTGCGTATCGAATAGAATCTTGTACATCGTCCATTTGTTTGACTGGCATGCCTGATGTGCTATCCCAAACATAACTGTTGATTTCATCTTTAAAACGATTGACCGCACTCTTTAAAATAAAAAATCGCTCCTGCTTATATAGCCGAGCGACTTCTTCTATTCCACTGATTACTGCTTTATCCGCATTAATCGCTTTAAATTTTTCTTTCCTAAAACGCACGACATATTCAGGACGTGCACTATCGCAGAAGAATGGTATTCGTCCGTATCGTTCTCTGATACCTTTAGCAATATCCACCCATTCATCTATTTCCTTATGTTGATGTGCATGCTCTTCGATGAGATAAAACTTTCCGTCCTTTGTTTCGGCGATAACAACAATAGATCCGTAATGTTCGTAACCCCAGTCAACGCCTGCGAAGACATTAACTACACTCGACATATCCACTTCATCGACATAATGTATCTCTTGATTAAAGTTGCGATACACAACACCTTCAGGCGCTACCCATCGACCATATACATCTCTATCCATATACATGCCATCCGGTGTAGATTGCACAATACTTTCTACATACTCTGGGTCTAACGCATCGTTATCAAACAACGTGAAGTTAAATGCTTTAATGTTCAGTCGTCCATTCTTTAACCTTGCGCCCGATTTGTCGATGTAATCCGTTTTAACCGTGTGTTGAGGGTCTTCGGGGTTAGTATCGATAAATACCTTAGAATCTTTATAAGAACAACGTGAGATAACCTCTTTGACGAATTTGTCATGCAGCGCTGTTCCTTCGTTTAGGAATGCGCCGGCCGCAGTAAAACCACGGGCTTTCTTCCAAGCGTCAGATGTTTGCCCATCAAATACATATACAGTGTGCTTAAATAGCTGAAAGGATCTGTTCTCATCCAATTTAATCTCGCGTCCGATAATCAGTTCTATATCATCCAGTACGTTTCTTCGTATCGCCGCTTGATTTGCTCCACCAACGATAAATTTCAATCCTTTCTCATCGTAGGAAGAAATATGTTGCATGAATAATATTATCTGTATGAATGTTTTTCCGGCACGCTTAGCACCGGATGTTATGAGAATCTTTGGTTGTTCTTTTAGGTAGCATTGCAATACATCGTTTTGTTTCTCTGACAATGCCATATTACTCATTATCAGCACCTGCCAGACTTCTCAGCATCTTAGCGACATCGGACTCTTGTGTAGTCTCATTAACTTTATCAAGCAATGCAGTTTTCTTCTTGGTGTATTCTATTTCAGCAGCAATCTTTTCTAAATCGATGCCATCTTTGTTATTCCATGTGTCACGCTTCCGATTTCTCAGCCAGTATATGCCCGCCGTGACATCCGGTTTCTCATACTTGGTTAAAGCCACCACTTCACCTGCAGGAGTCGCCATCTCTTCGATGTAGTGGAATCCTAAAGCCCTTTTAAGTAAAGCATTCTCCACTTGAATATCGACAACCTCTTTGCCTTTTTTTAAGGCGTCCGAGATGTCCGATTGCTCTTTTTTCCATTTAGCCAGTGTAGACCGACTGCATCCAATATTTTCAGCAATTTGCACATCTGTTAAACCATCTCTTGCCCACCCTTCAAGGTGTAACAGACCTTCTTCGGTCAGCCAATCCTTTACATTTGCTCTAGCCATTTCTTCGCCCTCCTGTTTTCAGGATGAGGTTTCTTATTTTGGGATGCTCTAAAGAATGGCATTTGTCGCACAAAGTGATACCGTTATTAACATTCGTTCTATTTACAGGGTCATCAACCCAACGATTAATATGATGTGCATGAAGATTCTTCTCACTACCGCACCTTAGGCACATCTTATCTCTCTTCTTTACTTCCCTTGCCCACATACCTACCAGTGAGTCATTCCGGTCTGTGACTGTTGCAAATGGAAATATTAACTTACTAGCCTTCGTTCTTCCGTACTTTATTATCAATATAGTCCGAGCTGCTTTCTTTTGTCCGGGAAGAGTTTCTTCTCTCTTAATAATTTCTAATACTTCTTCTACTAATTCATCAGTAATCAACTCTTTCATATTCATGTATCTTAATGACAATTGATAAGCTGCGTCTATTCTCGCTTCAATGTTGTCCATCTCATATACCACCGACTTTCACGTTATTCACTTCATTTATTTTTATTAACTCAATACTGACGGCAACTTCTAGACAAAGGGAAAGTGAAAGTCTGCTCGTCAGTATTCAGGCAACAAAAAAGACACCTCATTGGGTGTCCGTATAACTTTATAGTCCTAGCTCATCGTTCATTCTCTTAAATTTTTGATCTCTTTTTGATTTTTCTGCATGTTCTTTTACGATTTCAAACTCATTTTCAGATTCGTTCATATCTCGTACCAACTTATGCTCTCCAGTAAAAGTGCTTGCGTAAATAGTGCATTTATCACTATTCGCTTTTTCTTTAACTAAATAACATATCCATAAGTCTCCACTAGAATCTTTCATATATCTTTTTTCAACGTTACTGACATCTTTCACCTTTTCACCTCCCACTATTAAACTAATATACCAAAAAACCGCCCAATAAGGACGGTTTCACGTTCAATATATATTAGGAGGAGGACTCATGCCGGAGTCAGTCACTTGGTCGTTGAGCTTCGCCGTCCCGACCTACCTCATATTGTACAGTCATTTTTCCATTTGCACCTAACTAATTAAGTAAATTAAGTTTCTTAAATTTCTTAATAGCTAAACTCCTTGCATATCTCTTTCATCAGCTGATTTACTCTCGGCTCTGATAATCCCACCTGATCAGCAATTTCTTTATAAATGTATCCACTTAATCTAAGGTTTAATATCGTCGCTAATCTTTCGTCAGTGATGCGGTTCCATCGGTTTTGGATATACCGAGTTTTGTTCTCTAAACGAGTCAGTTCCTGGTCCATTTTCATCAGACGTTTCATTTCGTTAAATACGGGATCTGTATTTCCACCCTGCGGTTTTGGTAGCGTTGCTTCAATACCATATTGCCCGATATTGCCACCGCCTACCTCATCTTGATATTCTTTTCGCAGCGCTGTAATACGCTTGATATAGTACGGGTAACTGTTTATTAACTCCATCACTTTATCTGCTGAATAAACTTCGTTAGTCGCATAATTCATAATTCATCTACACCCCGTTATCATAATTGTGTAATCTTCACGGCTACATGGTCAGTGTGTCCGTATTCCTTGTTAATGCTTAGTGTGATTATTTGTGAATCATCTTTATAAACTGTGTTGTTGCATGCATCAAGTATCGCTTTGGCCAAATTATCTAAGTCAGGCTTCTTCGTATATCTCAATTCACCGCTCTTCACGGCTTCTAATTTCTTTTTGGTGTAAGACTTAGGCGGAGCGAAAACAAACGTCAGACGCATGGCTAATGGTCGGTCAGTCATGGTTAATCGTTGTTTGTTCATCTCGCTCAATGCAGCATACTTTACGATGCGTTTGTAGTTTATACTTTGTCTTGAATTGACTGCTTTCGATTTACCTGTGGCCGTTCGATACACTCTTGGACGGGGCTGTGGTACTGGACGTCCCTCTACTTTGAATTCGATCAAATATAATTACCTCCCGAGTACTTCTTTTACTTTATCTACGATAGTCTGTTCTTCCGAACCATCTGTAGTTGCCATCACTAGGGATGCACCTCATCAGAACTCCCAAAACCTTTTTCCCCACGCTCACTTACTGTATCGAATTGATCCACGATTTCTAACTGTGGTAATTCCACTTTCTGAATCACTAACTGTGCTATCTTCTCTCCACGTTGCACCAAGTAATTAGAACGGTCTAGCGCATCAGCAATGACACCAATCTCTGCCGTATATCCTGCATCGATAGTCCCAAGCACCACTCTTAAATTCGTTTTAACCGACTTCCCTGACCTCGGACGGATTGTCCCTTCATATCCTGCCGGAATGTTTATCGCAATGCCTGTAGGTATGATTACAGCGTGTGTATACGTAACAATTGTGTCCTCTGAAGCGTATATGTCTAAGCCGCTGTCTGTAGTGTGCGTTCTAGTCGGTAATGTTGCGTTTGGTGAAAGCTGTTTGATTTGTAAAGTCTGCATATTATTTATCCTCCAATTTAAGTATTAAATCTTCATCATCCGGTCGGGTGACACTTTCCAATTTGACGATTTCTCGTTTCAACTTCTTATTTTCTTCGTGGCTATCAAATGCAATATCGGCACGCTCTACCGCCTCTTCTACACTGCGAGCTTCCACGTGGTATACAGGGTGAAAGAATATCGGTAAAGGTACACCTCCAGGATAGTGAATAACTTCGTATGTCACCTTGAATACTTTCATTTCTTCTTCCCCCTGGTTAATATGATTGATGTAACGTAGTACGCTAGTGCTGCCACGACAATTTGTATTGCTAGTGTCATCTCACTTCACCCCACTCTCATACAACGTGTAGAAGCCGTCAGCATCTGCTTGTTTATGATATTCTTTTGCAATCCAATGATCTCGTCCCTTTTTGCATTCCACAATAGCCATGCAACCGTTTGGGCATTCGTATTTAGTGGCTGGACGACCCACCCTCACTTTGCCTAACATTTCTGATTTACATAGTTCACATTTCATACTCACAACTCCTCCAATACACAGAATTTGCTTAATACAAAATCTCGCAAGACAGGTTCTAAGTTATTGATTTCTTTTTTCGTGAAGTATCCATCGATATCCGGTTCTCTGCCCCAATGATTGTCCTCCGACAAGAACCAGTCAGCATTACCTGCGCTGTCTTTCTTCTTCAAAATATTAAATGTCATATTCGGAATTAAACTTTTTACTTTATAGTGTTTTTCAGTTATCATTCCCTGGTCGTCCATCTTTTGTGTGGATAATTCTCTCAACCAGGCATTGTGTGATTCGTAGCATTCCTCACACATATGTTCTTTCACAATAGGTTTCACCGTGCATTTAGTGCAATAGTCCACTTCGTCATTTTTAAGCATCCGATTCACCGCTTTCTTATAATTTATAAGTCTCATTTATGATTCCTGCGTTATTAGCGAAAGAGCATATCCAACGTTTCGCTGTTTCTCTAGCCCCTGGTTCGCCGTGTTTGAACACGCTTATATGAGCGGATAATTCATAATCGATATCTTGTCGATTAAGCGGGTTATCCTTACGTATTAGCGCCTCTTGTAGATAAGCTATAAGTTTGTCCATATCCTCATCAGTTAATGTTTTCATTTTTTATCAATCCTCAAAATATATTCGTCGTCTGTTATATATTCTTTGTATTCATAACTCATCGCTATCAGCCTCCATTCTCTCCTTTACATCTTTCGGTATTTTCTCGATCAAGCTACGCTCTTCCTTGAATCGTTCATACTCTTCATGGTCCACACGCAGTAGCCCGATGTTTTCCGCTAGTGACTGCACTCTGTTTAAAGTAAAGCCGTTTTCAGTAGGTATGACGGTGTACAGGTACTGATCTTTCTTGTTATACAATCTGCGACGATATTTGAAACCTGTTTTAGTAATCGGCTGCTCGACTGTGAAAATATCTAGTTGCTGCATGGTTCTCACTCCTTATATAAAATCCATCAGACTAGTCTGTTCTCCTCTTAACGAATTCAGCTTTAGACCGTCCTTGTACGCTTCAAATTCTTCATAGGGTACAAATCTGTCACCGATATACACATCGTCGTTGTACACCACTTCATAACCATTTTTAGCCTTAATGAATGTCGCTGTACCTATTGGGTCGATGCGATGGTCATATAGGTTGAGTTTAGTCGTCATATTTAAGCTCTCCATTTCGCAAAACTATGCTCAAATAAATATTTTGCGTATTCACTCGGTCTCCACTCTGCTGGTTTAGCTTTAACATACTTCACAGGCTTCTTAACCGGCTCAGCGAATATCGCCTCTCGTTCTTTCTTCGTCAGCTTTCCTGGTCGCCTCGCACCTTTGTTCTTTCCCCCAACTTTCTTGGTTATCGCTTCTTCAACGCTCATTCCTTTTTTTAATCGATAGGTTAATGTGGTGATTGAAATACCGTTGTCTTTTGCAATTTCAACCTGTTCGTCCGTCAGTCTGTTTCCGTGTATAATTCTGCGACCTCGTTTTCGAGTAAAACGTTCGTCAGTAGGTGTACTGATTGCTTTATCGATATCCCACTTGCTGTAGACAATTCGGTGATATACCGTACCTTTGTTAATCCCGTTCTCAATTAATTTCTTCATCTGTTTTTCAGTTAATAGTTGGTCAAGTTTAGCCATTTCATTCATCCCTCCAAAGATGCGCTAATATTTCCGCTAATTTCGCCCTAACATGCGATTGTGGTGTCTTTAATAACATTTGAATGTATTTGTCCCCAAACATATTCAATGCGCTTATATCGTCCTTTACGATGGTTTCTCGATTCAATAATTTATCAGCGAGCGCCATTTCCGGAGAAACGGCGACCTCGACTGGTTTTTCTAGTGTGTGTGGCATTACTTAACCCCTTTCATTCGGTAGTCGTCTCCGTCAATCACTATGGCTTTTGCCTTTTCCATCATTCGAGAAAAGACTCGATACAATGCCTGCGATGATCTGAATTGTTCACTCGTTAAATTCGTCGTATAGATTGTGCATTTATTCCGTCGTGCATCGACTAATCGGAATAGTTCTGACACTTCCCATTCGCTCATTCGATTTGCACCGACATCATCTAAAATCAGTAAATCAGCTTCTTTTGCGAACTTGAAAATAGGATGGACTTGGTTTAAGTCTTTAAAGCCTTGTTTCAACTTATCTACATAGTCCGGCAGCGATATGAATAACACTTGATAGTCTTGTGCTCTTAACTGATTGCGGACTGCAGCTGCGAGGTGTGTTTTGCCTGTTCCAAATGTCCCCTGTACTAATAAGCAATTTGATTCAGATAACATCTCGTCAAAATGATTTGCATAGTACCGCATCTTTTTCGCTGCCTGCACTTGCTCATCACTATTCGCCTGGTAATTATCAAATGTCTTTTCTTTGTAATCGCCATGCATAATACTCGCCTTCGCAAAAGCATCAGCTTTTATCTTTTTCTGTTGGTCGTTTACAAACTTGATGCGGTCACATATACATCCGGATTCATTCTCTTTCACTTCACCGTCTGCGAAAGTGATCTGCACAATCTTTAAATCTTTACCGCAGCCGTCGCACTTCTCGCCGGTGTATTCAACTTCGGAATGCTTGATTTTGTTCTCGTGCATCATCTTTTTGATTTGTTCCATATCAGCCCTCCTCTAAAATCCTAGTTTTTTGGTTAAGTCCTTTTCGTAAGGTGTGTTTAGGTCTACTTCTGATTGAGCGTTTTTGAATGTCTGTATTTTTCTGCGTGTTAATTCTGCATCGACTTTATCGACTGTATTTAATCCTTCGTTATCCCAATTCTTTAATATTCCGTTTACATAGCTCATCGTTCGCTTGTTATTGTTAGTCGCAACTTCCAGCGCTTTGACAACTACATCAGCAGGCAACTTTTCAACCCATTGATTAATTTGTTCTGCGATATATCCATTCAATGAACCGAAACCGAATTCAGAATACTTTTCAAAGACGACACCGACGCTTTCCTTGTCTTTGTCTTTATCATTCTCTTTATCCTTCTCCTTCTCTTTCTCTTTGTATCCATAGGGTATATCCGAGTGTTTTCCACTTTCGGATACCGTATCGATACGGTATAAAGTTTGTAATTTCGATTTATCTGTCTCAACTTTCTCTGCCTGCTCGATATAGAGATTTACGAAATCTTTGCTTTTTACTTTCTCTAGTTCCTGGCTAACTCGAGTGATAACTTTGATACTTGTGTTCCAGTTATGCTTAACCCAATTCAGTAAAATGACTTCCTTAGTGACGTTTGAGTACTGAATTTTTCCGTATTCTTCAAATCTAGTTAATAACTTTTCAACCGTTTCTCGGTTATATCCTGTTTCAAGCTCCATCATTTTTAACGGAAGTTCGTATATGCCTATTTGATTCGCTTTAGGATTCGTCATTAGATATAAATAAAAATATTTCTCTTCGGGTGTTAGATCTAAGACAAAGTGATCCTGCCAAAACGACACTTGAACTTGTCTGTACTTAGTCATGTTTTACTCCTTTCTCAGAACGGTAAATCTGAATCAACAACCTGTACTGGCCCGCCATTTGCAAACGGATTATCCTCTACAGGTTTAGTTCCGCGTGCCTGCTGAGGCGGATTGTTTTTATAAGCCTGTTGGTAACTACCTGCATCATTATTAGATTTCTGACCGCCACCCTTCGGTTCTAAGAACTGAACCGATTCACATACAACTTCAGTTACATAAACACGTTGCCCGTCTTTGTTTTCGTAGTTACGTGTTTGAATACGTCCATCGATTCCGCATAAGCTACCTTTCTTTAGGTACTGGTTCACGTTCTCTGCTTGTTTACGGAAGGTTACGCAGTTAATGAAGTCTGCACCTTGCTCTCCATCTTTACTTGTGAACGGTCGATTGACTGCTAAATTGAAATTAGTTACTGCTAAATTTGACTGACTTACTCTCATCTCGGGGTCTCTCGTGAGCCTCCCTACTAATACAACTCTATTGAGCATCTGTTGCACCTTCTTCCACTTGCGGGTAATCTGCGACAACTTCTGGCATATCTACGTAGCTATCATCGTCAGGAGTAATATCCTTGATGCTTCTACCTACACCTTCGTCATGTGATACTGCATTTTGCATCTCTACTGACACCGGTAAGTACTTCCACATGTAACGTATGACCGTTTTCTTTGCCATTTCTTCATAATCTGTTGCCCATGGAGAATACTTACTGTTGCCTGCTTTACTTCTTGCTCTGCGTTTTTCAATTTCTGACTTCGGCATATATTCGAATTGATAGCCACCGTCTTTAAAGTGAGCGACTGCATAAGCGCCTTTGAATGCTCCTCTATCTTCTTCTGTCGGTACATGTTTCAAATCACTGTGCAAACCTAACTGATAATCAAATTCATCATTCTCATAGACTGCATGCGCATAAATCGATTGGATGTGACCGGATCGTCTCGCTAAATCAATCATCCCTCGATAACCGATAATAAACGTAACGTCTGTCGTGCCCTTCTTATTGTTTCTGAATGGTAAGAAGTAGCAGTGACCCATTGGTCCTGGTTCAAGACCGAGTTGTGCTGATTGCATCACTGCACCAAGTAAGCTCGATACATCGGCTTCTTTTAGCTGTGGTGTCGTTCTAATAACCGTTGTCGCCATTCTCGTCATACGTTCAATGCTCATGTGCTGCGGAAGTGCCTGTGCCATTGCCGGTGCCATTTGGTCGATATAGTCACCGATTGTTTTTGGTTTGTTACCTTGTGATACTTCGTTTTGTTTCTGCGTTGCTACCTGTTGCTTTAAAGTTTCATTTGTTGCCATGATTATTGTTCCTCCTTGATTTGTTTGATTCTTAATACTCTGTATTCCGATTCTTTATAGAACTGATCAATCACATCTTTGCCGTACTTTTCTTCCAGTGCTTTCTTATCTATGCTGCGGCGAGTCTGCTGTTTCCATGTCGCAATATATGCTTCTGTTTTGCCTGCTGTATTATGTCCAAGCGAATCTTTCAACTGATTCTCATATTTCTTTTGCAGTTGCTGTTTTTCTTTAATATCTTCTTTGATACTTTCTATTGCTTTCATCAACGTATCGGCTTCTGAACCTAACTCAACCTCTTCATTATCAATATCTTGATACATATGATTAATGAAGTCCGATGTTGCTTCACTGCCATCAATCTCCGGAATAACGTTTGCTTGAACATTGTTCTCCCAGAAGTTTTTTTCAGCATCAATGATAATTTGAATGAGTTCATCGTCTCTTTCAATTTCTTTCCAGATAAATGATTGGCCACCAATTAAAACAGCGATATATGCCTTCTCAAAGCCTGTGACAGCCATGTAATGTTGAATCTGACACAAATACTGTGCCGGCACGTTATCGTCTTCCCATTGCTCTGCGTTATACTGTGAGGTTGTTTTACATTCGAGTAATGCTTTCTCACCGACGACAACACGGTCCAGGTTAGCCATCATAAAATGATGCTCAGGATGTCTTAGCATTCTATTATCTCTACGCACTTTTTTACCGGTACGTGCTGCAAATTCTTCTGCCACTACGTCTTCTAAAACGTTCCCGAAATGAATTGCATCATTACTGATTTCTTGAATCATCTCTGGATTCGTTTTTTCAAAGAACAACTGTGTTTTAGACTTCCATTTGTTCACTCCAAGTATTGTCCCAGCGTCGCTGCCGCCGATACCGGTCATGCGTTCCTGTAGCCATTCTTCACGTGTTAAATCTTTTATATTGACTAGCTCTGCCATGATTTATCCTCCTGTGGTAGAATTGGTTTAAGGTATTTTTTCTTTACGACTGGTCTGCCAACCGGTCGTTTTTTCATTTCTTCAGGTATTGCACTTTTCTTTGACGACTGTGCAATTTGGAAAAATTGATTTCTGTAAAAATCTGCTTCACCTTTAAAGAAAGAAAGCTCCTTTCTTAATTCTGCGTTTTCTGTTTCCAGTCGCTGCATATCTCTTCCAAACTCATAAGATAAATCTCTGAAGAATGTCATTTCATTAGATTTCTGCATGGTGCAAAGCCTCCATAATTGAGTAGTAGTCTTCAACGGATAAACCGCCTTCGCTATATACGATGTCTACTCGTTTCATAGCGTATTGCACAGCATCTTGGGATTGTTGAAAATCTTGTTGAAGCGCTTCGAGTTCTGATTTCTCGATAGTAGCAGTTACCATTCGTCACCCTCCTCATTCAGTCCATAAATATGTTTGTATTCTTCATCTAGCTGCGGATCAATGACAGTCGTTCTGTAAAGCATGATTGAGCTGAAAAATATTACTGTGATTAGGAATATTGGTACAACTACTTTTAAGTCATTCTTCATTACGACACCTCTTTGTCCTGTAGCATATGCACCATTTCCGGAAACAATTCTTCAATTGTTTTGCCATAGTGCTGTGCCAGAATAAATGCTTCTGCTAAATCAAAATTTGTTATTGCGTTTTCTCGATTCCAGTACGATGCTTTACTTAGTCCAATTAACTTCCCAACATCCGCTGTGGACTCTCCTGCTTCGTTCCGTGCAATGTACAACTGATAAAATTTTTTCATTTATATTCTCCTCTCCATTCGCAACTTCGCATCTCGATTCTGATTCAGCTGCTGCGGTTTAATCTGATAATCTTGCATCAGCCGATTTACAAATCCTGTGCCTTCGAACAGGACATCTTGTAACTCTGAAATCATGTGATGCAGTCCTTCTTTTTCGTCTTGTGTCAGATGCTCTGGCTGTTTGTCTAATCGATTGCGGTGTAGCACTTCCATAAACTCCTCGATTTCCTTTTGAATCCGGAATACATAGGACATGCGATGTCCGTCATAGACACGATCTGATGGTGTTGGTAATGTGTGTCCGCCGGTCATTTCGTAAGCCACATCGTTTAATAGATTGGCATCTGATGCATTGGATAGTGCGGCGCTGCACATCGTTTGTGTCATTGGCTTCTGACCACTCTCTACACGGCTGATGTAGGATTTGTCTACGTGCAGCTGATTGGCTACCTGCTGCTGTGTTAAGTTGTTTCGTTGTCTGTATTTGGCAATTATTGTTGACATCTGTTGTCCTCCTGACAATTTATATAGATTGATTGTTGATTCGGATAACTCGTATACTGTGTATAGAGTTAATTAAGTTAGTCGCATAACTGATAACTCATCAGGTAAGGCTAGTTGGTCGCTAGTTCTTACCATCCTCTTTTGAGCGTTGCTCTTTCTTCATTGAGTTTAATGGCTCTAATTCTTCGTGAAACATGATTCCGATTGAATCCATCACATACTCCAGATGAGATTCTAACCACTCTTCTCTATTCATAGTTACAATTTCATTTTCATCAGGTCCGGTAGTCATTCTGTACAGTTCTTTTCTATTGCAGATGACATTCGGAATCATTTCTATAATTTCGTGCAACGTTTTTAACTGTTGGCTATCCACTTATGAAACCTCCTGTTCAATCATTGGTAAGATATTGTTTTGCTTGAGTAGCTCATACAGAAACAGTCTTCCATTCTGCGTCCACTTGGTGTGCATTCTTACGGATGTGCTTCCATCTTTATGTTCAATCTCTGTCGTGTCTGAATGCGTTAAACCTTTACTGTGGTGTTTTGAGTAAAGTAACCATTGACCAGATTGTTTGTATTGAACTTTTAGATCGTGTAGTAACTTGTTGAGCGCCTGCGCTGACATTCCGTAATCTTTTGCAATTTGCCCGATTGTAACTAAGCTCTTGTTTTGTAAAATGTTGTCGTAGTAGCTTGCTTTAGGTTTCATTTCACTAATGCGTTGCCTGCTGATTTCAGTTTCAAGTCTTAACTTTTCGTTTTCTTCCTCTTTAGCAACTAATTCGAGTAACGCTTCTTTATAGGTCGTTGGAAGTTTGAGTGTTTGATTCTTTATGTGGTCTTCCATTTCATTAAATTTGTTGATGTAGTTCATTTTGAACTCTTGATGTCCTTGAATGTTGAACATGTAAAGAGTGAAACCATCTTTTGTGAGTAGATACTCTGTTCTTAGCTCACCTTTTTTATCTCGGTATTCATTATCGATAATCAACGAACGAACATTATCGTCGGTTAAAATTCTTCTAATTTGGTTTATAACGTCTCCATGTCTCTTTCCAATTTGCTCCGCTACCACTCTGCTGCTTACGACAAGACCGAAATCTTGTTTGTTTTCAATTTGTACTTCTGCTAATTGATTCATGTCATTCCCCCTAATTAGTTACCTTTGTGGAAACTTATTATTCAAAAAAATATCTTTTAATTCTAATCCTAGTAATGTCGAAAGTTTTACAACATCATTTGTGCTGAACTTCCTCATGCCTTCTTCTTTGCGGTAGTATGCAACGTAGCTCTTGTAACCCAATGCTTCAGATACTTCCATGATACTTAAACCTTTGTCGATACGCGCCTGCTTCACACGTTCAATGTCGATTTGTTCACCTGCCATAGTTTTTAACACCTCATTTCCTTTTCGGTAACTTTATTATTACATTACCACAAAGGTAAGTAAAGCATTATTATTACCAAAAAGGAAATTAATTTAACATTGCCATTATGGTAACATGAAGTTAAGGGAGTGATGTCATGAGTGACATAGCTAAAAAGATTAAACACTACAGAACTATTAATGGTTACACTCAAAAAGAGTTCGCTGAAAAAATAGGAGTTTCCAATGTTGTTCTATCGAGATATGAAAGCGGAGTTAGAACTCCAGATAACGATACTCAAATAAAAATTGCGGACGTCTTCGGCATTTCACTCGATGAACTAAACGGCAGAAAACTCAAAGATCCATCAGACGACTTCGATGCTTTCATGTTTGAGGATAAAGAAGCGTTTGATGCCCTACCTGATGATGTAAAACAGGAACTGATTAAAGAGATAAACGATAAGATTGAGTTTTTAGCATATAAGCAGAAGAATAAAGATAAGTAATTGGGGCTATGCCCTATTATTTATAGATTGCAATTACATATATTAGAAT